GGATCTACTGCTGCTGTTATTCTATCTGAATATGCTTTGTTTAAATCTTGGTCAAAAAATCTATTTATTTTTTCTGCACCAATTGGTAATATTTGATCTCCATTAATTTGAAAAAAACCATCATCAGCATAAAAGAAAACTTGTCTATTATCTTGACATACACTTTGTCCAAATACAGCTCCTCTGTTTGGAGATATAACTGAAAACCTAAAAACTACATTTCCACCAACAAAGTCCATTCTAGTTATTTGATTTTGTCTAAATACATAACCAACCTCACCAGAAGTTATAGCCACAACTTGACCACCTGATCCTGGTAAAACTTGAGTATCTGATGAACTAACACCAGCTTCCCAAACTGAAATATCATTAATACCTGACCAAGCAATTTTATTTTTTGCGTTCTCTATATTACCTGTTACCAAGAAGTCCCTAATGACACCACTCACTCTAAACTTAGCTGGTACTGTTCCTGCTGTTGCAATACTTTGTAGTGTTGCAAAGTTAGTTGAAGTACCCATTAAATAATACATTGGAGGATTAACTCCATTACTTGCTATGATGTATTGTCCAAATTGTGTAAATGTAAAAAAGTCTGTATCTGTACCTGATATAGTTAAACTACCTTTAACAGATGTAAAAGTACCAGATGTTAATTTATAAATATTGTCTTTAGTTCCTACAAAAGTAAATACTGTATTTGTATTATCTCTAAAACTACCAGCACCTTTTGCATTTTGTGTTACATTAGATGCACCACTATAAGCTACCAAACCCTTAACAGGTTTATAACTTGATTGTGCATGATAAACATTAGTTGCTACAGTTGCACCTGGATTTAAATTATCTGGTTGGTCTGGCAACCATTCGCCAAAAGGTAATTGCATATATTCCTATTATAAAGTTGAAATGAATGGAGATGGTACAGAAGTTACAGTTCTTACTTGTAAAGGACTTCCATTGTATTCATCTTCTCTATCATTTAATTCTAATCTCTCAAGTGCTGTTGCAAACATTTGTTGCCATGTTTGAATTTGTTGAGGATTGATACCACCTAAAAAGTTCGCTGCATGAAACAAAGAACCATACAAATAAATTGCAGGGTGATTTTCTAAAATAAAATTTGTTGAAACAGTTGAACTTAAAGCTGGAAATTTTTTAAAGTAATTCATTACAGCAGTATAAGTTGCATCTGGTTTTGGAGAGAATCTTAATGTATCTCCTAAAATTGTAAATGTAGTTGGCTTTCCAGTAGTAGATGTTCCACTTGTAGTGTCCATTGATGATGGTGTTGTATAAACTAAAGGAGTTTTAGTTTGACCACTTAATATATAAAAATTTCTAATTTGTAAAAAGTCTGTTGGTAAATCTGCTGTTTCTGCATTAACAGTTATATTAACTTGAGCTATCATTGATCTAACTCTTAATTTAGAATTAAGATCAGCTTCTGTTAGTTTAATAAAATCATCTTGTATCTCAGTAGTTAAATCTGATCTGTTAAGCCAGTTTGCTATTGATGCTTTTAAAGTTGTATAAGTAGTTAGTGCCATTATAAATTGCCCTCTGCTGTTCTAAAATATCTAAATTCAGAACTGTTTAATTTTTCTCTTAATATTTTTTTCTGTATATCTCTTGGTAATTCAAACCAATTACCTTTGTTTTGATCTTTATGATATTCTTTGCACCATATCTCAAGAACAACTACTGGTATTGATGCAACTCTTTTTAATCCTTTGTCAGGACTATAACCATCATTTTGATTATATAATCTTTTATTATTTTCTAAAATAGGCTTAACATCTATTGATCTTTTTTGAACAACACCATCTGCACCATTATCTAAAAAGGTTTCTGTAATACCTTTATCGTCTGTTTCTTGACTTATTTTTTTCATCTACCTTGACCTTTATATCTAGTCATTTTCATTTGTCTTTTTTCTGACTTATTTAAACTTTTTTTGTGCTTACCTAATTTAGGTGGTTTATCTCTTGGAGTAAAAGTAGTGAACTTTTGTTTAGCCACTAAGCACCCATTTCAGTAATAGAAATAACTGTACTATCTGCACCTAAAGCAGCAACTTTTTCACCTGGAGAAACTTTAAAAATTTCTGGTTGATCTGCTGGTATAAAAATATGGTCAGCAGTTGCAGTTGGAGCTGCACCAAAGATAATATGAAAGTCTGTTGAAGCAGCTATTCTAACATATTCAGTTTGCGAACCAAAAGCAGATGAAGCAACAGATGCTGCTGTTCCTGCCATAGTTATTTTTTGTATTGTTCCTGGTCTTAAACCATAATTAAAACTCATAATTTATTTACCTTTTCTTTTTTGATTTTGATTTTGATTTTTTCTTTTTACCTTTTTTCTTAGGTGGTCGTCCTTTTTTAGAACCATAAGTTCCCATTCCCATTGGCATAATTTATTTCCTTTTTAGTTGATTGGTATTTGTGGGGAAGTATCGCTAGACAAGATCCCCACAAAATTTGTAATTATCTTCTGATAATAAAAGTTATTTCCATTTTAGAAGCATTTGATGAACCACCATTAGTGATACATTCAATTGTTCCATCTTCTTCAACTCTATTAGCAGCAGTTGGTTCTGATGTTGCAACTCTACCTGCTGATCCTGAAGCTGTATGGCTAATTCCACCATTAGTTACTGCAACACCACCTATTTCAAAAGAGATAGCTGCTGTTCCTGTAGTAGTAGCTTTGTTATGTGTAATAATTTTAATTATTCTTCCACCATCTGGTACACAAACAAAAGTTGATGATCCAGTTGATACATCTGGAATTGCAGATGTTATAAAGTAGTCGTTTAGTGTTCTCATGTTATTTTCCTATTTTTGTATTGCTTCGTTCCGATTATAAAATCTTCAAAGAAAACAAAATTGTTTATTAATAAATAAGAGGGGAAATTAATCCCCTCCTATAAATGTTTTGATTAAGCTGTTGTTAAATCAAATACAGCACCACTTGCTAATTCGTTTTTAGAAACAAGTGTGTATTCTGCTAACATAGCTTTTTTCTGTGCATCACCAGTTTTTGCAAGATCCATAAGTTGGAAATCTCTTAAAAACGCAACTGACCACATATCAGGCGATAGTACAAAACAATCTCTATTTCTTGAGAATCTGTTAGGTACAACAGTCATTGATCCAAAGTCTGACTCATAAATGTCAATAGCAGCAACAAGTCTTTTGTCCTCTGCTGAAGTCATTTTAGTAGAGCCACCAGTAAATCCTGATAGTTTTTGTTTGTTGAAAGAACCAAGCATGATCATTGATGGATCACCACCATTGTTCCATGTTTTTGCAACAACATCTTTCAATTGTGCTTCTGTGAAAGCTCTTTGAGTTCCATCAGTTCTAAGTGTACCTGGAGTATCAACTGCACCACCACCTGGATTGAATTGTCCATTCGCACCATTAGCTGCTTTGTTGACATTACCTTGAATCCAAGAAGCAAGACCAGCTAAAGTTCTAGCTGCTGCTGCTCCACCTGCATCTCTTGATTGGTTATTACAAAGAACAAGCTCCATATCTCTTTTAAGTTCTTTTGAACTTTTTGAGATTTGGTATGCTAGTTCGTTATTTCTTCCAGCACTATTTACAGTATCTTGCGTACCAGAAACAATCACAGATTTTCTTGAAATCTGAGTTTGGTTATTGATTCTAGAAGTTGGAGTTACTGCTAAGAAAGCGATTTCATCACCCTCTATTTGAGCATTAGTTGCTGCTCCTGCTAGAGCATCAGTTTGCCACTCATGTAAAGTGCCAGATGCTTTTTCTTTTCCAATTGAACTCATAAAAGGAGTATCAGTAGGAGAGATATTATAGATTATATCTGATAAATCTTCTCTATTACCAATAGCCGCATAAGTTTGGAATGTATTTGCTACGATTGCCATAGTTTTTTATCCTTATTGTTGAGGTTATTTATTGTTAATCATATCTAAAAATATATCTTGAGCAGCTTTCATACTGCCAGATTTTTTTAGACGACTAAACTTTTCTCTCCTCAATTTTAAGTTAGCTTCAGATTTACCTTGCTTAACACCTGATGAAAAAGATTTGCCAGGTTTAGTAATCTTTTTTGCAATATTCGGTTTTGAATTTTGCATACTACGATACTTCATGGCATCATTAACCAACATTACTATTCTATGATCGTACACTTGAGCAACTTCTTGGTCATTAAAACCATAATTGTTTAATGTACTTTTCATATTAGCTTTTATAGTTGAAGCCTTTGCAGGATCAGAAAACTCTGGCATCTTAGATACCAATTTTCTCTGTTGGTCTTGCAAGAAAGAACTAAACTGTTCTTTTTGTTCTGCTTGAGCTTGTTGTAAAGATTGATTCAAAGCATCTTGCTTTTTTTTCAACTTTCTTTCTACTCTTGCAGCTTCTGTTGGATCTTCGTCATATAGTTTATCTAAATCAGCAGAATTAATTTCTGCGTTAAGATCAACTTGTGCAGCAGACAATTTCTGATTCAACTCATTGAGTTTTTGAGAATAGTCTTGTCTTTGCTTTTCAGACTCAGATTGAAATTGTTTTCTTTGATAAGAAAGTTCTTCAGTCTTTTGTCTATAGTCAGCATCTCTTGAGTAACCATTTCTCAAC